TTTTCTTATTCCAGAAATTATATTACCCAAGACTGATATTGAAGTAAGAGCAAAATCATCAGCTACAAGTTCTATATCAGCAAGTTTTGAATTATTATTACAGGATGTCACTTATTCCGCCTAAAGGCAAAACAGTATCTACTACAGATTTCTTTAATTGGACACACGAACAACATAATCAAAAGAAATGCCATTGTGGTAAGTTTGCTTGTATAGGATATTCATATAGATTTGGAATGGTAGAATTGTTATGTTATGAACATTACCAAGAAAGGATTAGTCAATGCCACTTAAAAAAGGATACGGAAAAAAAACTATCTCAACAAACATCAGAAAAGAAATCAAAGCAGGTAAACCAAGACGACAGGCAATCGCTATTGCTCTAAGTTCAGCAAGAAAGTATAAAAAGAAAAAGAAGTAATGGCTAAGAAACAGCAAACAAATAAAGTTGAGATAGAGCCTGTATCTAAGAAAACAACTATTGGGCATGGCAGAATATCCACCTCAACTATGAATAAATCTAAAAGAAGAAGTTTTAAGAAATACAAAGGACAAGGGAATGGCTAAATATCAAGGCAGAACTGTCGCATTAAACAAACCATTTAGAACACCTAATCAATCTAAGAAGTTTGCTGTTTATGTAAAAGATAGATCAACAGGTAATGTTAAAAAAGTTAGGTTTGGTGATCCTAATATGAAGATTAAAAAGACTATACCTGCAAGACAAAAAAGTTTCTTAGCTAGGCATGGTGCTATCTTAAAGAAAGTAAGAGGACAAAAATCATTAGCACCTGTTTATTGGGCTATCAAATCTTGGCGTAAAAATTTTAAGGTGTAAAAATGGCAGACGCTTTTGAAGAATCATTTAAACAATTTGCAAATAAGCAAGATGAGATTTTAAGACAATTAGCCGATAGTCATTCTGAAAGATTACTAGACACATTAAAGAATTTAGAAGATGAGATTATTGCAGAATTACAACAAGCAGTTAAGGGCAGTCTGACATTAGATACTGCTATTGCTATAAAACTTAGACCTAGACTAAAAGCATTAATAGAACAAAACTTCTTACAAGAAGCTGATAGAATCATTAGAGAAGATTATGATAAGCTAATAAAACAGAAATTAGATGTTATTAGAGCAACACCTATAAAATTACCTGACAGATTTAAAACATTAACTCAATCTGATTTACAAGTATTAACTCAATTAAAACAATTATCATTTAGTGGTTTTGAAGATGTCGCTAATAGATTTTTAACTGCTATTAGTGATGAGATTTATCAATCAGCAGTCACAGGAAAACCATTTAAAGATATAGTCAAGAATATCAGAGGGCAGATTAATGGTGTTTATCAAAGATCTAATGAAACAGCTATTAACAGATTAGTAGATTATATAGCAAAGAATAGATATTCATCTAGTGCAGAAATTATAGCTAAAGTTAAATCAGCTAGAGAAATACTACATACCAAATATGCTAGTGATATTTTAGGTAACAATATGCGTAAATACGCAGATCAAATAGCACATGACAGTATAATGCAATTTGATGCTCAATTTACTAAGTATCAAGGTAATGAAGCAGGATTAAGACAATATAGATATTCAGGAACTTTAATTACAACAACTAGACAATTTTGTGCTGATATTTTAGCAAATGAGAGAATCATGACTGAAGAAAGAGCAAGAGAAATATGGGCAAATAGATCTTGGTCTGGTAAATCAGGTACAGACCCATTTATCAATAGAGGTGGGTATAGATGCAGACATACTTTTATTCCTTATGATGAAGAATGGGAAAATGAATTTAAAAAAGAATTTGCATAATTGTTAATTATTGGCTATTTCTTAATTTAATACTAACTTTGCAAAGGAGTATATTATGGCTGACGAGCAACAAACGGAAAAAGTAGAAACTACAACTACTGAAAATGTAGAAAAACAAGAAGTCAAACAAGAGGAACAAAAATCAGAATATATAAACAATAAAGGTCATCAAGTTGATATAGATAAAGTTCTTAAAGAAAGATTAGATAGACAAAGAAGGCTAATTGCAGAAGAACTTGGTGTTCCAGATTTAGAAGAAGCTAAAACAAGAATTCAAGTCAGTAAAAAAGCAGAAGAAGAAAAAGACTTGGAACGAGGTAAATTTGATGAGGTAATGAAAAAGAAAACTGTGGAATGGAATGAAAAAATTTCCAAACTAGAACAGGCATTACAAGATGAAAGAATTGATAAACAATTAATAAATTCAGCTTCAAAATATAAAGCAATAAATTCTGAACAAATTAAAGATTTATTGAAGCCTAGAGTTCATTTAAATAAAGAGGGCAAAGTAGAAGTACTTGATAATTCAGGAACACCTCGATATAACAAAGATGGCGACTTGTTATCTGTTGATGAAGCAGTGCAAGAGTTTTTGACGCAGAACTCACACTTTCAAAGCGCAACTCCTTCTGGGAGTGGAAGTGTTAGTAATGTGGGTAAGACCGATACGCGTAGGTCTTTAAATATTGCGGACTTAAATATGAATAATGCTGATGATCGTAAGGCTTACGCAGAATATCGTAAACAAAGAGATTCAGTGACTCATATAAAATTAAACAAGTAAACTTTAAAAGGAGTTAAACATGGCTAACGAAACAACAAGTAGTACACTTAGTGAACTATATACCGAAATCGTTGCTGAAGCTGAGTTCGTAATTCAAGAGAAATCTATAATGAAGAACTTAGTAAAGAACTACACAATTGCAGGTGGTGGCAAATCTGTGGAAGTTCCGATTTATTCAGCAATCGCCGCAGCAGCAGTTGCAGAAGCAACTGACCTAAGCAACACCGCAGTCAATCCTACATCTGTGACCATTACAGCATCAGAAGTAGGTGTGATGACAACTCTCACAGACTTAGCTAGATATTCTGCTTCAAGAAATGTCGCAGCAGATATTGGTAAACTATTTGGTGAAGGTATTGCAAAGAAAATGGACCAAGACTTAATTGCATTATTTGATGGCTTCTCAACAGGTTTAGGAGATGGCACAGGTGCAATTTCAGCAGCTTCTATTTTCAACGCAGCATCAACATTAAGATCAGCAGGCTTACCTGTGGAAGATTGTTATTGTATCTTACACCCAAAAATCGCTTATGACTTAAAAGCTAACCTTACAAATACATTTGCAAACGCAAATGGTAATGACTTAGCCAATGAGGCATTAAGATCAGGTTATGTAGGTTCATTAGCAGGTATCAAAATATTTGAAACTTCAAATATGTCAGATACAGGTACTGCAGGTGATTACAAAGGTGCTGTATTCCATAAAGATGCATTAGCAATCGCTATGATGCAGGGTATCAAAATTGAAACTCAAAGAGATGCTTCTCTAAGAGCAGACGAGATTGTTGCTACTGCAGTTTATGGAGTAGGTGAATTGCATGATAATTATGGTGTTGAATTACACTTTGATTCATCAATCCAGTAATATATAACTATGGGTGGGGGTATATCCCCCACCTAATACAAAGGATTTATTATGACTGAATTAGTTAAATTAAAAAAAGGCGATAAAATTATCACTAGAACAAAGTTTGATTATGAAAAGAATTTTATACATTGGCAATTAAGAGGTTTTGAATTAATTGAAGATCAATCTCAAGAAGAAAAGCCAAAAAAAACTAAGAAGAAGAAAGAAGATTAATGACTACAACAGTATTTTCAGTAACAAGTGCTAATATGACAGATTATCAACCTGATATTTTAGGTTATGGTGTTGCTAGTTTTGACACACAATTACAGTTTGCTGAAGATGATGTTTTAAGACAAATCAGAGAAGAATGGTGGGAAAGATATCGCCATACAGTTCGCTACAAAGATATTACAAAAATTACATCTATTGAAATGAATTCAAGTTTATTAACTGCTTCACAATGGAAAAGAGCAACTATTTATAAAGCACTAGCAGAATATATTTATCCAATATTAACTAAATGGAAAGACCCACAAGGTGGCGATGGTGCTGATGCATTCCAAGTACAAATGGCACATTATAGACAAAAATATTCAGAGGAATTTCAAGCAATTTTGCGTGACGGAGTTGAATATGATGAAAATAATGATGCAACAATCCAAACATCAGAGAAAGAACCAATACATCATTTACGTTTGATTAGATGACCAAAGTTGTAGATAACTTTGATTCTGTTATCAAAAGAATTAAAAATCAAATATCTGATGATAAAATTAAACGCAGAGTGGTTAATAGATTAGCTAGTTATGAATTAGCTAAGATTGTTTTTAGAACACAAGAAAAAGGCTTAGACTATTTAAATAGACCATTTATTCCTTATTCAGCAGGATATAAAAAACGATCTAAGAAAGTTGCAGATCATGTAACTCTGACAGATAAAGGACACATGTTTAATTCATTAGCATATAGATCAATCGGAAATGGTGCTGAATTATATTTTAGACAGTATCAACAAAACAAAAAAGCATATTATCATGATATGGGGATAGGAAGATTGCCTAAAAGATCATTCTTTAGATTATCTAAACCTGAGAAAGATATTTTATTAAGTACATTTTCAAAAGAGTATGCAAAAGAATTAAAATCAGTTATAAGGTAATTAATGAGTGTAAGAGAAGATATTGCTAGTAATTTAAAAACAACTTTAGAAGCTGTTAGTTCACCAATTACTTTTAAAAAAGTTTCTAGGCAACCATTCAATCCTGAAGATTTAGCAGATACGCAGTTCCCTTCTTGTTATGTGCAAACATCTAGTGAAACTAGAGAAGATTTTGCTTTAGGTGATTATTCAGCAGGAAAAAGATCAGGCACTATTGATTTTGTTATAGTGGGTTATGTAAAAGGTGCTGATACAAATATTGATACATTAAGAAATCAATTAGTAGAAGTTATAGAAGAAACTCTTGATAATGATAGAACTAGAGGTGGAAATGCTCTAGAAACAAAGATTGTGGCTATTGATACAGACGCAGGTAGATTTTATCCTTTTGGTGAGGTAGTAATTACTGTAAGGATATTTTATGAATTTACGAGAGGTACCGCATAATGAGTAAAAGAATAAAAGTCTTTATGCCTAATGGAAAAGATACTATTTCTATTTGGGATAATGAACTTGATAATTTTCTTTCTAAAGGTTATAAGACTGAAGAAGAAAAAAAATCTACTAGAACTTCAAATAAAAAAGAGGTAAAAGTAGAAGAACAATTAGAACAAACAAAGGAGTATGAAGAATGGCAACACACGTTGGAACCGCAGGAGTAGTTAAAGTAGGTGCTAATTCGGTGGCAGAGGTCACTGGATTCACTATTGATGAATCTGCAGATGTAGTTGAGGATACAACTCTTACAGATACAAGCAAATCCTATAAAGCATTAAGATCAGACGCAACAGCAACAGTTGAGTGTCATTGGGACGAAACTGATTCAACAGGTCAAGGTGCTTTAACAGTTGGCTCAGAGGTAACATTGAACTTATACCCTGAAGGTGCAGACGCAGCAGATACTTACTATACAGGTACAGCTATCGTGACAGGTGTTTCACAAAACGTATCTTTAGATGGCGTAATTTCAAGAACCATAAACGTACAGTTTTCAGGTGGCGTAAGCACAACTACTGTATAATTAGATGCCCAAAAAAGATTACCTTGAAGGTGCTATAAGTCACTTTAAGCATCAAGAGATAAAAATTATAGAAGTTGAAGAATGGGGATTGATTGGCGAAGATGCTATCTATGTCAAACCATTTACACTTGCTGAAAAAAATGAAATCTTTGGCTCAGGCGACTTGAAAGATCTTTATGTTCTAATTGATATCATAGTTAAAAAAGCTGAAAACAAAGACGGCGAGAAAATGTTTGATCTTGAAAGCAAAGTCAAGATGAAGAAATTTGTTGATCCTGATGTCATCAGCAGAGTAGCTAATCAGATTTTAAGCAATACATCATCTATTGATGAGTTAAAAAAAAACTAAAGTCTGACCCCGAAGCACAATCTTATTTCTTTTTAGCTGAAAAACTGCATAAAACCATAGGTGAGTTGTTGCAAATGCCTGTGGAAGAATTTAATATGTGGTTAGCATATTTTGAAAATAAATATGAAGAAGAAAAAAAAGCTATGGATAAAATGAAATTGAGGTCTAAGAGTGGCAGACGATAGAGAATTACTGATAAAGATCTTATTACAAGATCAAACTAAAAAAGGGTTTGATAGTGTAAATAAGCAAGTCAAAGGAACGAAACAATCTTTATTTAATTTAAAGAATGTTATTCTTGCTGTTGCAGGCTCAGTAGTAGTAAAACAATTTTTAGAATTATCTAACACATTTCAACAAGTACAAAACAGATTAAAATTAGTAACAGACAGTGCTAATGAATTAATATCAGTTCAAAATAAATTATATGAAGTTGCACAAAAAACTAGAGGTGCATATTTAGAAACTGTCACACTATATCAAAAACTTGCATTAAATAGTAGAGATTTAGGATTAAGTCAAAGAGATCTATTAGAAATTACTGAAAATGTAAACAAAGCAATAGCGATATCAGGTGCAGATAGTATTCAAGCATCAGCAGGTATATTACAATTATCACAGGCATTTGCATCAGGTAGATTACAAGGTGACGAATTTAGATCTATATCAGAAAACATACCTGTCATTTTAGATCTTTTAGCTGAATCAACAGGTAAAGCTAGAGGTGAACTGAAGAAAATGGCTTCTGAAGGATTATTAACTTCAGATGTTTTAGCAAAAGCGATTGGTGGTGCAACTCAAAGACTTGATGAAGATTTTAATAAATTATCACCAACTGTAAGTCAATCTACAACTGTTTTATCTAACAGTATGCTAACTCTAGTAGGCTCTATAAATGAATTAACAAGTGCTAGTTCAGGATTAGCTAATTTCTTAGTTGGTGTTGCAGGTGGTTTAGATAGGGTTAGTAGTTTCTTACAAATATTTAATGGTAGTATTTCAAGTCCTATACAAAATATTCAAAAATATAAAGAAGAATTAGGTTTAACGAGTGATGTTTTAGATGAATTTGGTTATTCAGTTAGAGGTGTAACTGATGAATATAAACAACAATTTGATAATTCAGCAAAAGTTGTAGAAGCAATAAATGAACAATTACAAGCTATTGATACTTTAAATAAGTTAAAAGAAGCAAAAGAAAGATTAGATGAAGATGAACAAGATAGTGTAAATAAATTAATTACTGAATATGAAGAATTTATAAAAATATTAGATCAAGTTATACAAAAGAGAACAGAAGAAGCAAATAATGTAGTTATCAATAATACTAAACAAATTGCAGAATTAGAAAAATTCATCAAGAAGAATGAACAAGCATTAGATACATTAAATAATGTAACAAAAGAATTTTTATTAAATGATCTTGAGTTATTACAAAAAAAACAAAATGATGAAATTGCTTTAGTTCAAGAACAACAAGATAAAATCAAAGAATTAATTAAACTACAAAAAGAAGATGAAAAAGGAATTACAGAAGAAGAAAATCAAAGATTATTAGAAAAAATAGAAGAATATGAAAGATTAAAATTTGGCATCAAAGCAAAATATGGTGAATTAGAAATAGAATTACTGAAAAAACAAAGAGAAGAAAGAGAAAAAATACAAAAAGAATATTACGATAAAAATCTGTCTGAAATACAAAATAGAAATTTTGAATTTGAAAACTTAGACAAGATGAGTGAAGAAAACAAAGTTAAATTAGCTAAACAAGGTGGTAGAGAATTATTAGATGAATTAGCTAAAAGAAATAAAGTTGCATTTGCAATTAACAAAGCATTAGCGATTAGAGATGCTATTATTAGTACATCTCAAGGTATGGCTTCTGCTTTAAAATGGGGTTATCCATTGGGTCCAATATTTGCAGGTATTATTGGTGGATTGGGTGCAGTACAAATTGCAAATATAGCCTCACAACAATATCAAGGTCGTGCTTTAGGTGGTCGTGTTCAAGCAGGAAGTACATACATGGTAGGCGAACAAGGTGCTGAAATGTTTGTTCCTAGTCAATCAGGAACAATTATTCCTAATAAAGATTTAGGTAGTGCAACCAATGTTAATATAACTATTAATGCTAATGATACACAAGGATTTGATGATTTATTAGTTAAAAGAAGAAGTGTAATTGTTAATGTAATTAATGATGCTTTAAATAGTCAAGGTAGAG